AAGCTGCGCGTTCGCTCAGCGCGTACCATGATGGACGGGGATGAGGCGGATGCCTGGCATGGTATGGTTGATGTCATTGCCAAGGTGACGCGCACCTGATAGCGGTTGCCTGTGGATGAAGAAACTAGCCTTTCCGAGCGCATGTTGCGCGCGATCATCGTACAGATGGTCGAGGCAGGAACGATACCGGCAGAACTGATCGCTGATGCATCGGAATACGCGAGCGATAAGGGCGATGGTGATGCGGCCCATGCACTCGGCTGCATCTTCCTCGAAACGCAGGCTCCGAGCCAGTCCGAATGGATGGCAGAACAGCGCCGGTCGCAGATGCGCTCCATTGATGGCGGTAAGGTCGACGAATAACAGGCCCTAGCCTCCAGCAAAATTAGCTGGAGACTAACCCGTGACCGAACCGACCAGTGCTGATTTTGCTCTGATCTCGATCGAAACCGCTGCCGGACCGCCTGTGGTGTATACCCTGCTTTGCGGTATTGAGAGCGTCAATATCAATAGGGCAGCACAGACGAGCGAAACCTACCGCCGAGACTGCGCGAAGCCGAACCGTCCTGGTACGCGGAAAATTCGTGTCACCGGGTCATCGTGGACGATCACGGGGTCGGGTAGCGATAATATCGACATCGATACTGCAATGACCGATGCCTTCGGCGTCAGGAAGAATTACAAGGTTGAACTCTTCGAAGATGATGGGTCGGATTCTGGCGCATCGCTTGGAACTTATACTGGCAGCGCGATCATGACTGCGCGTAATCAGAGCTATTCGCAGGATAGCGCCGGGACCGCCGAAATCACGCTGGAAGGCGAAGGTGCCCTGACCTGGACCGTTGCTCCCTGACAATGGACACAGCGACTGAAATCGGTTTTGCCGATGGAACCTATCGGTTCTGGCTGCCGATGCCTCAAATCCTTGAGCTTGAGCGGAAATGCGGCGGCAAGTCTGTTTTTGCGATGTTCGACCAGATCGGCGCCGGTCTGGGCCTATCCGAAGATCGCCCGGTCTATCTCGGTGGCGGATCGGCGATGGTCACCGACATACGCGAGATTATCCGCCTCGCCCTGATCGGCGGCAACAGCGCGATAATCGATGGCGAAGAAAAACAGGTTGGTCCGAATGCCGCGCGGCAACTGGTTGAAGACTATGTCTACCCTGCCCGCCCGCTGGTAGAGGCGCAGCATCTTGCATGGGCCATTCTCCATGCTGCGATCAATGGCATCGAGGTTAAAAAAAAAGCGGCGTCGCCAAAGGTAAAAAGCCGCAGCCGCTCAGCAAAGGAACGGTCATCGCCAACTGCGGCATGATGGGGGTCAACTGGGAGCGTCTGTCCCTATCCGGCTATTTCGAGGCGCTTGAGGCGTATAACGAAGCGCACGATCCCGATAGAGCCAATGCCCGACCGCCCATAGATTTGGAGCGCCTCAGGCAGTTCGAGCGGGCGCATGGGGTGGGTTAGCGCCCCTCCCTTCTAAAGCGCCCACCCACATTCTTTAGCGATAGGTGCCACAGCAGCATTAATGCCTTTCAGATTTTCGTTGCGCATAACTGACAGCGGTAATGTACTAGCCCCGACTCAATCAGGAGACCTTATGATGAAACCAGAAGAATTGCAGTTCCTATCAGAAGCGAACCACATTGAGGCTGCGGATAAGCTGGCTGATATCGCTATTACCTTGTTTGGTGATGACGCGGGAGCCTTGCTGGTATCGGCTGCATTGAAAGCATATGAGCGTACAGACGGTAAAGATAATGCTTTTAAGCTAATTCAGTGTAATTTGCAGACTATTGTTAATGCAGTAGATGCAAAAACGCAGTATCAGTAAAGTTACATCGAGCCTAATTGCGCAGCGCCGCCATTAGATAGCCACCATAGGATGCAGGCAAAGATAATAAATCCCGCTGCATACCGGACACCCGACCGTCTTATTGACTGTTTATATCCATCTGCCATTTCTCGATGCGAGAAGTCGGTATGGCATTGAGGGCAGCGCGATGCATCTTGGTGGATGATCGTGCGGCACTTGGGGCAAGTTTTCATGGGCGAAACCCTTCAGGCTTGTCGGAGCATGGGTTAAGACCTTCCTCAATCAGACGGCGAATCGCTTCTGGGCGTGACATAAATGGCGGCCCGCGCTCTGCAATCCAAGCATCTATTCGCGCTAAATCTTTAGGTTGAAAACGTGTCCCTATCAGCGTTCCAGTCTGGGCTGGACGCTTCTTTCGTGCTTTCATGTTATCGTCAGTTGACATGCTCATGATGCCGCGTTAACACGAATGACAAGCCGGGGCAAGGCGGCAACCTCGCTCCCGGCTCTAACCGAAGCCCGATCCCAAGGAGATCAGGAAATGGCTACCCATGCCAATACAACATCGCCGCCGATTCCGGCAAACATAGTAACCATATCCACCGAACAGACGATGAGCAGCCGTGAGATTGCGGAACTGGTTGAGAAGCGCCACGACAACGTAAAGCGCACAATTGAAACCCTTGCCAAGGCTGGACTGGTCCATCCTCAAATTGAGGACGAACCCGAAACCGACGCAATGGGGCGCACTCGCGTTACCAAAGTCTACCGCGTCGGCAAGCGTGACAGCTATGTGATCGTGGCGCAGCTTTCGCCGGAGTTCACCGCCCGACTGGTAGACCGCTGGCAGGAACTCGAATCCCGCGCTGCCGATCCGATGGTGGCGCTTAATGACCCGGCGACGATGCGGCATCTACTTCTTGGCTATAGCGAAAAGGTCATAGCCCTCGAAAGCAAGGTCGAGGAAATGCAGCCCACGGTTCAGGCGTTCGACCGTATTGCCAAGGCTGATGGCTCGCTTTGCATCACGGACGCCGCGAAAAACCTGCAAGTGCGCCCGAAAGACCTGACCGACTGGTTGCAGGCGCATGGATGGATATACAAGCGCGTCGGGAAACGTGTCTGGCTTGGCTATCAGGTCAAGATACAGCAGGGGTTGCTAGAGCATAAGGTCCACTCTTTTACCCGCGCCGATGGAACCGAGGGCTTTGACGAACAAGTCCGCATCACACCCAAAGGCCTCGCAAAGCTGGCTGAACTCCTGTCGGGAGGGCGCGCATAATGGACCGCCGTACATTAATAACCGCCGCCGCCCTGGCACCTCTCGCCGCTTGCGCTGCCCCGCCGTTGCGCAGACGTTGCTTTGCGCGCCGGTTGGGGAATGGGAGGCTGCCGTTCGCGACTATGAACAGGCGCTCGAAACGATGAACCGGACGCACACCGACGAGGCTGGCAGTGCTTTCGTTGACGCGGAAACACAGCTTCTTAAAACTCCAGCGCCAAATGCGCAGGCGCTTGCGTATAAGCTAGAAAAGATCGCGGAGATCGCAGATAGCTGCATAATCGCGCCAGCGGGTTTTAGGTCGTTGATTGCAGACGCCCGAAGGCTGGCATAACTTTGAGGGCCGAAGCCCTCCCCTCTATTGGGCGGCCTGCCCCATATCAGAACCTAATTGCTCAACGGAACACCCATTAAACGACTGCGATACCAGCGCCAGAAATACAACAGCGATAGCCAGCCCTATGAAGCCGCGCTTACGAGAGTAGGCGCGGCCTTCTACCATTTCAGCATCAGTAAAATATGAATGACAGTACGGACATTTCGTCGCCTGAGTATCAATCTTTTTGCGGCAATGGGCGCATAGTTTCATAATTCAATGGTGGTAATCCACCCTCCGAGTAGTCGTAGCCTACCCACATGGCTACTATTGATCCCGTCACCCTCATTCTTGAGGTCAAGTCCGAAACATATCAAGCAAAACTACGCAACGCTACCCGTGTGGCGGATGCACAGTTAGGTGCACAAGGCCGTGCTATGTCCGTACTTGAGGGGCGGATGAAGGGCGGTTTCACTCGGGTAGGCAATTACGCGCAACAGTCTGCATCAGTGACGAGCAAGGCGATGTCATCTCTTAAGGCCGCTATTGCCGGGGTGCTGACGTATAAACTTGCACAGCAATTCCTTGGAATATCCGACGAAGCGAAAAAGCTAGACGCCGCGCTCAAGCTAGCAACGGCTGGCTTCGGCTCCTACGGACAGGCGCAGAAGGATGTGCGTGCAATAGCCGATGCAACGCGATCTGATCTATCTGACACGGCGCAGACATATAGTAATTTTGTCCGCGTCAGTAAGGAGATGGGCGGGACGCAGAAAGATGCGGCGAGGGCGACTGAAACAATCGCTAAAACGTTCAAAATATCAGGCGCAAACGCTGTAGAGGCCAGTAACTCCATCCGCCAACTTACGCAGGGGCTGCAATCCGGTGTTTTGCGCGGCGATGAATTCAATTCTGTTATGGAGCAGGCCCCTAGGTTCGCACGACTGCTCGCGGAAAGTTTAGGCGTTCCTATTGAGAGCCTACGTAAATTAGCGGAGGAGGGACAACTCACCTCCGACAAGCTGCTCAAGGCGCTAACTGACAAGAAATTTACGGCGGGGATTGATGCCGAGTTCAGGGAACTGCCCGTCACCTTCAATGATGCGATGACCCGAGTCTCCAATGCGGCGATGATTACATTTTCAGCCTTTGATCGCGGCGGTGAATTCTCAAAGATGCTCGCAGATTTTGTAACCGATGGCGCTGACGGGTTCGCGCAATTGGAAACTGCCTCCGAGAATTTCGGCATCACGACACGAGGCACGCTGGAAGGTTTGGGTGATGTGTTTGACCCATTTGTTCAAGCTGGGGAGTCTGCACTCGATGCATTAGGTATCAAGTTCGGCAACTTCGCTGAAAATTTCAGAAATGAAATAGCTGCCCTTCTTGGGCGGGCCGATGACCTGCTAAACATCGGCCCAAGCATAGCGAACCTGTTCGGAGCGAATGGGAAATATGACAGCCGCAGACGTGATACCTTTTTGGAAGGTGCCAAAAAGTCAGATGCGCAAAGGCGCCTCTCTCTTATCATGCAGGGTGATCCTCTTGCGGACGCTGGAGGATGGATTGGCAGCGGGGCTTCCACGCAACCTTCTAGCGGCTCTAAAAAATCAGGAAAAACAAAGAAATCTCCGCTTAGCCAGGAGGCTTATGATCGGGAGGAGGCAAGCCTTAACGACCAGATACTGCGGCTTAAACAGGATCAGGCGCAAGACCTAGAGACGCGGGCCAATATTGAGCTTGACCGGATAGAAGCCGCACGGTTGGCGACTATTACTGATATAAAAAACGACAAAAGATATACGGATAAGCAGAAAGAAAAGATCATTGCGCTAACGGATACTGTATCCGCCATGCAGGCAGCGCAGGTTGTACGTGAGCGTGAGTACGATATAGCCAAGCGTGATTACGATATAGCAACGAATGCTAATCAGGGTGCACAGGATATTTTACGCTCTCAACTCGATATCGCTGACACGCGTGATGAGCAATTAGCCATTGAAAATAGGATTTTAAAGCTGCGTCAATCGCAAGAAAGAGCAGATTACGAACTGCTCTTGAAAAGCACAAACCCGGAAGATGTGATGCGAGGGCAAGCTGCATTGGCGCGGATTGATAGGAAGCAGGTCAGCGAGAGAGAGTATCTCAACCGCCAATACGAGTCCCCCCTCGCCTCCTACCGTCGCGAGATCAGCAATGTCGGCAACAATCTGAACGACCAGTATGAGAGCATCGCGGTGGATGGCCTGCAA